GCCTGATCGCGCAGCGCATCAGTTGAACACGTAGTACGTCCATGTTCTCGAAATGGTAGGACACCGCACTAGCCGACACGCCCGCCCGCGCGGCGATGTCCTCGCGGGTTATATGCATGTAGTGCGACGCTTCGGCGGCCTGTAGCGCTGCGTGCAATATTTCCGCCTTGCGGTCTGTCGGCTTCATTCGTTTTTGTGTCATAGGTCTAGCTCCCCTGTACTGAATACTGCGAACCCGCCCGCCCTGGAAATCAGAGATAGCCAGGTCGCTTGCCCCCTCTCGCGCTCGGTCCCTTTGAACTGCCAACCGGGGCGCTTGGTCTCGACTGCGGCAAACTGCGCGATAGTGGTCCCGACCAGCGCCGGAGTGATTCGCCGGGGAACCATCCCGATGAGGTCGGAGGACTTCATGTGGGTGTTCAACCGCGCCGAGTCGTTCGCCAAACCGTACCGAATCGGGCGCTGCTTCGCCCCGCAGTCCGGGCACTTGGCCGGGGTGGCCCCCACGTTATTGCGCCACGCCATGCCGCCCGCTTCGGCGAATTTAAACCGCACCTGCTGTTGCGCCCACGCTTCGGACTTCTCTTCGATCTCGGCCGGTGCGGGCCACGGCACCGCACGTATAACCCCGGACAACTCCGCCGCTGCATGGGGGTGTTTAGCGGCCCACTCTGCGTACGTCATCGGGGCCACTCCTGCACACCACACCGACAGCTTGCCAACGGCGCGCCGTAGTGTATTTTCAGTTCCTCGTCGCACTCGGCGCAGAGTTCCGTCGCTCTCACCTCGTAGTCGTCGGACTTCCACTCCGGCGCGGCTTCGTACTGCTCCTCGTCCGGGTAGACAAAGACGGGGTACGCCTTCGACGGGGGGCCGTTCAGCGTGGCGCGCATGTCGACGTGGTGCGCCAGCACCCGTCGGTGCTCGTACTTCGCGAGAACGGCCAGGAGGGGGCCGTCGAGAAAAAGAACGGGCTGGCTTCGGAGGCCGTTAATCCGAACGGCTATCGAGGCGCCCTCGTCGGTCAGGTACAACCTACCGCCGAGGTGTTCCGGTGCTATCGGTGTCCTCATGGTCTCAGCTCCGTGTCGCGAGGTGTCGCGAGTCCGTCGGAATGCCGCGCCAACTCGCACCGGTCGGCGTATCGCGACAGTGCGGTGATAATCGACCGATCAAGATAGACACATGGCGCGGTTCGGTGGTCCCCCACTCTGATCGCCACGGAATGCCCCTCATCTGTTACATAAACCCCGTCGCCGAGGTGGTCGGGTGGTATTGGTCTGCTCATTGCGTTAAATCCTCTGTGAATCGTAGTTGAATTTTTTCCATTAGTGCGTCGGTGTCGGCTGCGTCCAGGGTGAACGCCGTCCCGATGTCGACGCCGAACCGGTGGTAAAACCGGCGGTGTTTCTCGCGCATTGTCCGCTCGGGGGGCTGAATGCCCACCCACCATGCGACCAACTCGCGAAGCACTTGGCGGCGGTATTTTGCCGCCTGGTGTCGTTTTAAATCTGCACCCCGGCCTATGCGCGGTATGCCCCGCCCGATCTGCGCGGTCGCGTACTCCTCGTCGCTTAACTCGGCCTTATTCAATTTGTCGAATAGCGCGGCCATGCCTTCGACGTCCAACTCGTACAGGTCGCCGTCGACGTGGTCGGGCGTTCGTCGCTCGGGCGGTACGTGTGCCGCTCCGCAGTACGGGCACGCTACGAAGAACGCCCGGTACGGCTGCGAGCAGTCCAGGCAAACACGCTGCGGTGTCGTGTCCGAAGGCGTACCGCCGGAGGCTTCCTTGCCCATTAGATCCCACACGCGGGGCCAGTCCGGCATCCCGTGACGCTCCCAATTTCTGACCGGGTCAATGATCAACGCGAACGGCTTGCCGCCCGCAGCGATCGCCGCCCGCCGCCCTTCGGCAGTCGAGAGGTCGTACCCCTTACCATAGACGACGCGCAAAACTCGGCCGATCATCTGTAGAAATTTGGCTAGCGACTCGGTCGGCCTGGCCAGTATGCACACCTCGGCGGCGGGCACGTCGAACCCCTCATCGAAGAGGTCCACGTTGACCAGTACATCGAGGTCGGAGAACTCGAACTCTTCGAGCGCCCGGTCTCTGCCGTTGTCGTCTGACTCCCCGCTAAGCGCCACCGCCCGGATACCGCTAGCCTTAAACCTGTCGGCGATCTCGTGCGCGGTCAGTACGTCGGTGGCAAAAACAATGCACTTTTTGCCCATCGTCCGCGCGATGTAGTGCTGGACGCTGTCGCCGACCAGTGACGAGTCCACGACGCGTTTCCGTAGCTCAGTGGTGTTCAAGTCCCCCGCCGCCGTAATCGGGACGCCGGAGACGTCCAGATCGGATGCGGGCGCTAGGTACTTAAACGGTGACAGGTAGCCGTCCGCGATTAGCTCCCGCGTGCTCGGCCCTTCGATCATCTCCTCCGCGAATCCGTCCGCCTCGACGCCAAGCCCCCGCCCGTCTGCGCGCTGCGGGGTGGCGGTCACAAATAGCGTTTTTGCGTGGCTTACGGCCTCGACCGCCCGCCCCCACTGGCCGCGCTTAACGTAGTGGTGACCTTCGTCAAATACCGCGAGCGTGACCTGTGCTAGCCATCGCTGTAGCTCTGCGTTTTTCTTCGCGCCCCGGCTTGTCATTGTCTGGACTGACACGACGCCCGCGCTAGCGTGCGGGTCCACGAAGGATTTACCGAACCTCTTTAGCTGCTTTTTGCGCACCATCGCCACGACTTTAGGCGGGGCAACTACCCGGTGCTTGACCTCCAGCGCTGCGAGGCTGCACGCGATCTGGCTCACGATCTCTTTTCGATGCACGACCGCAGCACTAGCCCCGACGTGGTCGTGCATGATCGACGAAAAAATGACGGTCTTACCTCCGCCGGTAGCCAGGACGCAAAGCACCGCCCGCACCCTCTGCCACGCCGCATAAATCGCGGCGACTACTTGCTGTTGGTAGTCTCTGAGCTTGATCATATTACTCCGTTTTTTATTAACTGTCCGGCTTGACAGTAAGAGAATACTAATGTTAACTGTCGAGACTGTCAACAAACAAAGGAACAAAACACCATGATACGAATAGAGTTTCCCGCAACCGATATAAAGGCCGCGCGGATTTTCGCCGACGCCCTGGACCGTTACGCCAGCCCCGCCGCAGTCCGCCCGGAGCCGGACGACAAACCCGCGCCCGCTGGAGAGTTGATAGGGCGATTCACCCTTGACCAAGACGGAGAGATTGTCCTCGACGACCCAGACGAGAACAGCGAGCCGCCTCGCGTGTCCGGTGCGCCTAGCGTGTTCGCCGACAGCACCCCAGACGAGGCTACACCCACGCCCAGCGCGCCCGGCGACAAACGCGTCGACCCGAACGGCGTGCCTTTCAACCCGGAGTTCTGCGCTGAGGCGAAAGTCCCGTTCTACGCGTCAGGCCAGCACAAAGGCCGATGGAAAAAACGCAAGGGCGTAAGCGAGGACGAGTACACCGGGTGGTACGTCACCACGTTGTCCTCCCTGCTAGAGAACCCCGAGCACCTCGCATCCCCGCGCGGGCGAGTGGATGGCCCAGTCGACACCGCCGGGGCGTTCAGCAACGCAGCGACCGAGGCCGCCCCGGCAGGTGCGGGCATAGAGTTCACCGCAAACAACGCCGAGGCACTGCGCTCCGCACCGCAAACGTGCGGCGATTTCATGGGCTGGGTGTCGAATCAACAAGTCGCCGGAATACTCACGCAAGACGACATAGCCGCAGCGTACACCGCCGCCGGTGTGGGCGTTACCGATCTATTCCCGCCCAACGACGATCAGACGGTCGCCGGGCATATCGCGAAACTGTACCACCATCTGGGGGGCGTTTAATGTCCGGCGAACACGCCCCTCTACCCCCAAGTGGCGCGCCTCAATGGGGCCACTGCTCCGGGGCGGCTATCGCCGCTGCCAGTGCCCCGGACTTGCCCAGTGAGGCGAGTCTACGCGGTGAGGCGGGGCACTGGGTCGGCGAGAACTGCCTCAGACGATGGCAAGACCCGAACGGCGGGTGCCCGGCGTGTCATGAGTGGGTAGGGCTGCTTTCCCCCGGTGGCGTGGTGATCGACGAAGAGATCGCCGAAGGCGCCCAAGTGTTCGTCGATGATGTGCTGACCGTCGCCCAAGAGCACGGCGCGCTGCGTGATATGTTAATCGAGTTCCGTGTCCACATGCCGAATGTCCACCCGACGGATAACTGGGGGACGCTCGACTGTGCGCTGGTTTTGATGCGGGTCGGCCTTATCTACATATGGGACTACAAAGGCGGACACCGACAGCACACCGCCACGGGCAACCTACAGCTAGTCGACTATCTCGAAGGACTGCGGACCGCCTACGATATCAACGGCATGGCCGACCAGCACGTCGAGGTTATCGCCCGCATCGTTCAGCCGTTCAGTTATCGCCCGGAGGGGCCGATCGATGAATGGCGGTTCACGCTCTGCGACCTGCGCGGCTACGTCAACCAGCTAGCCGCAAAGGCTCACCAGGCAAGCACCACGCCGACGCTAAGCTCTGGGCCGTGGTGTCGAGATTGCCCCGCTATCCGTTTGTGCTCCGCTGCACGAAAAGCCGGGTATAACCTGATCGACTACGCGAACGAGCCCTACGCAATGGACAACATGACCGGCGCTGATCTTGCCACCGAGCGGCGTATCCTCCGGGCGGGCATGGTGGCGACGAAAGCACGACTCGAAGCCATCGAAGCCGACCTAGAGTACCGAGTCGCGAACGGAGCCACCGACACCGGGCTGGCGCTCCAGTCCAAAACGGGCAACCTCGCCTGGAACGTCCCCGCCGCGAACGCCATCGCACTAGCTGCGCAGTTCGGCGGGGACATCTCAAAACCGGGCGTGATGACGCCCACACAAGCCAAAGCCGCCGTACCTCGCGAGCTGCGGCAACAGTTCGAACAAGTACTAACCACCGTAACCGGTCGCCCTTCCGGGCGGCTCCAACTCACGGACGCAGACAACACCGTCGGCGCTCGCGCATTTAAAAGGAAATAGTTATGCCACAATTTGATGAGAAACACGTAAAAATCGTCGGGTGCTTTGTAGTTTGGGACGCGATCACACGGCCTGACAAGAACCAAGACGGCTCGCCGAAATATTCGCTAAAAGTTGTCTGCGATCCGAACAACCCGGACCTGGCGCTATTCCACCAACTCGCAAACCAAACGTTACAGCAATCGAAATTCCAGGGCGTGTTGCCGCAAGGCGGGCGAATGCCTGTCGGCCAGGCAATGCCCACCGAGTTCAACGGAATGTACAACGGGTGGGCGGTCCTCAACTGCAACACGAACCGCACCCCGGACGTTTACGACGAGAACGGCCAGCGCCTCGACCCGATGCAGTACGCGGCCTCGATATACGGCGGTCAACAGGTTGACGTACTGCTCCACTGCTACGAGTACGACAAAGCGGGTAACCGGGGCGTAGCGACCGGGCTCGATGCGTTCGCGATTATCGCCAGTGCCAACGCCCCACGCCAGTCGTTCGGCGGTGACGGTGTCGACACTTCCGGGGCGTTCGGCGGTGGCCAGAACCAGAACCAACAGAACCAGAACGGTGGCCAGCATCAACAACAGAACCAGAACAACGGCCAGCCTCAACAACAGAACCAGAACGGTGGGCGGCCGAACAACGGGCCGCAGTACCCGCAGAATAGCCAGAACGACGTCGGGTACCAGAACAACGAGCCGCAGTACCGCCAGAACCAGAACGGCGGCCAGCCTCAACAACAGAACCAGAACGACGCGCAGCACTACCAGCAAACCCAAGGGGGGCAAAACGGGGGGTACCAGAACCAGAACCAGAACCAGAACCAGAACCAGAACCAGAACCAGAACCAGAACAACGGCGGGCAGCAAACACACAATTTCTTACCGAACCAATAAGGGGGCACGGTATGCGAACCATCTCGACGATAAGAAAGATCGGCCGAAAGGAGGCGTACATCGCGTTGTTGGCGTCCAAGCTGCCGGGCAGCGCGTTGACTGAAAAGCAAACGGATGGGTTGCTGGCGTATTTCGCGCCAGCGCTGCCCCGTGTGCCGAAAACGGTAGAGCAGTGGTGCGCGAAAGCGTGCGCCACCGACGACGTACGCGAGTACTTGCACTTCCTGCACGTTAGCGCCGGTGAGGTCCTCGGGTGTGACGGCCATCGCATCCACTGGGGTGTCACGGAGCTGGACGACGGGGCGTATTGCCCACGCACGATGCTGCGCGTCGTGCATGGTTACAAGGTGCCGGACTTCGACCGGGTGAAATATCTAGCCCGTGCGGCGAAGCACGAGGCGTACGTAGCGGGCGACGGCGTACCCCGTAAACTCTCGGATTCGTCAGGTTTAGACATACTCGACTTCGGCAAACGCTGTCGCATAGTGGCCAAATACCTGGCCGACGCCGTGGGCAAAAACGCAGACGGTGCCGAGCTGACCGTCGAACCGGGCGACGCGGCGCGTGTCGCGGGTTCGACGGTCTGGGGGCGGTTTCTCATCATGGGGATGCGCAAGTGAAGCGACTGTACTCCCTTGCGGCGGACGGTCGCGTCTTTGTGGCCAGCTCGGACGCTGTCGGCCTAGCCCACGAAATCGACGCTAGCGTGCTGCACGCTGGCACGTTGATCACCGTTGGGCTAGGCACGTCCGAAGTCCACGCGAGCATGGACTTCGAGACCTACAGCGAGGCCGGGTACCGTCGCGACCATGAGGGGAAAATTCGCGGGTTGAACTCCCAAGGTAAGGGTGGCTTGCCTGCGGTAGGCACACCCAACTACGCCGCGCACCCCACCGCCGAAGTGCTCTGCCTGTACTACGACCTCAAAGACGGGAAAGGCCGTCGGGGCTGGTATCCCGGCGCGCCCGACCCGGTCGACCTGCTCATTCACGTATTGCGAGGCGGCACGATCGAAGGCTGGAACGTCACCTTCGAGTTCTGGATCTGGAACATGGTCTGCGTCCCTCGCTATGGCTGGCCCGTTCTCACCCTCGAACAGTGCCGGTGCGCCATGGCTAAATCTCGCCGGTTTAGTCTGCCTGGCGCGCTTGGCTCGGCCGCCGGTGTGCTCGGCACGTCGGGCAAAAACAAAGAGGGGACGCGGTTAATCCAGAAACTAACCCGCCCCCACACTCCCACCAAAAACCGCCCTGCGTACCGTTGGACACCTGCAACGGCGTGGCCTGATTTCCTCGCGTTCTACGGCTACTGCGATCAGGACGTTCACGCCGAAGACTCCGCCGGGGCGCTTATCCCCGACCTAACACCGCCAGAGTTCGACGTGTGGCAAATGGATCAACGTATCAACGTTCGTGGTGTGCCGGTCGATATGGCTGCCCTTGATGCCATGCTCGACATACTCGATCAGGCTGAACGCAAGTACACAGCCGAGCTAGTCGAGATCACCGGCGGGGCGGTCACGTCTGTGTCGAAGGTGGCCGCGCTGGGCGACTGGCTGCGAACTCAAGGGCTCGATCTGCCCGACATGCAGAAGGACACCGTAGCCGATGCGGTCAACGGCGACACGCTCGCGCTATACGGGCACAACGCCTGGCGCGCTTTGCAGATCCGGCAAACGCTAGGCGCGGCGAACGTGAAGAAACTACGAACGCTGCGCCTGCAAGTTAGTAGCGACGGACGCCTCCGCGATCAGTACGTATACTGTGGCGCGGACCGTACCGGGCGGTGGTCTGCGGGCGGCGTTCAATTGCAAAACATCACCGCGAAGGGGCCGGACTCTGCGCAGTGTGGCGGGTGCGAGGAGTATTTTAACCCGACCGGCCGCGACCGGTGCCCGCTGTGCGGTTGCACCCAGTTCGTTGTTATGCCCGACTGGACGATCGACGCGGTGTGCGCCGCGATTCGATGTATCCTCACCGGACGACTTGACACCGTGGAGCTTATGTGGGGCGACCCGATCGCGTTGCTGTGCGGGTGCCTTCGCGGGCTGTTCATGGCTCCCGACGGTCTCGACTTTGTGTGCTGTGATTTCTCCGCGATTGAGGCGGTGGTCGCCGCGTGCGTGTCCCGGTGTCAGTGGCGGATTGAGGTATTCAGTGGTGATGGGAAAATATACGAAGCCAGCGCAAGCCGGGCGACGGGCATACCACTACAGGAAATACTTGACTATAAAAAACAAAACGGAATGCATCACCCGGCGCGAAAGAAAGTCGGCAAGGTTCGCGAACTCGCCGGGGGCTACGGCGGGTGGGTCAACGCCTGGAAGAACTTTGGCGCGGATGCGTTTATGAACGATGACGAGATCAAAGACGACGTGCTCAAATGGCGCGACGAGTCGCCCGAGATCGTCGATATGTGGGGCGGCCAGTTTCGGTGGTGCGGCCCTAGGAAATGGGACTACCGCCCCGAGCTGTTCGGCCTAGAAGGCGCGGCAATCAACGCCGTTATGCACCCCGGCCAGTGCTTCGGACACACGGACATCAGCTACGGAGTATGGGACGACGTTCTCTACTGTCGGTTGCCGTCCGGGCGGTTTCTGCATTACCACCGACCGCGACTAGCCGAGGCACGGGACAAGCTAAACAGGGGGCCATCGGTGCAGCTCACATTCGAGGGGCACGACTCCGCCACCCGGCAATGGCTCCGACAAGAGACCTACGGCGGCAAGCTATTCGAGAACGTTGTGCAAGCGATCGCCCGCGACATTCAAGCCGAAGCCCTGCTACGGTGTGAAGCCCGAGGATACCCCATTGTAATGCACACCCACGACGAAGGGACCGCCGA